GACTGGCACCGGCACCGAAACGCTGTTTGTCTGGGGCGCACAACTCGAAGCCGTCACCTACCAGACCGTCCCCGGCCCGTATGTCGCGACCACGTCGGCGGCCTACTACGGCCCGCGCTTTGATTACAACCCCGTCACCCTCGCGCCGCTCGGCCTGCTGATCGAGGAAGCGCGGACGAACCTGACGCTCCAGACGAGCGATTTTACTGTTGCCCCGTGGGCTGCGTGTGTTTCAGGCACATCCACGCGCGTCAATGATGGAAGCCCGCTTGGCTTTGTCCGCGCGCTTGTGACCGCTACCTCTGCTGGCGGCGGTATCCGTCAACCACAGAGTAGCTTAGCAAGCGGCCAAGTCTACGCGATGTCGTTCTATATTCAGTCAACATCGACGGCTGTCTCTATCGTTCTTGAGAACGGCTTGATTACCTTCGGCGCAACTCACAGCGTCGTGATAGACCCATCGAACGGTACGGCGGGGACTCTGACGGGCTTTACCAGCGTTTCCGTGCAGCCTTTCGGGCCGGGGTACATCTACACACTCGTCACCGCACCTGCGGGCGGCACGCTAATTGCCAACGTCGAGTGGCGTATTGTTAACAGCGGCGATAGCATGTGGATCGGACGAACCCAGTTCGAAGCCGGTCGCTTCGCCACGTCCTACATCCCGACCGTAGCCGCGCCGCTCCCCCGCAACGCCGACATTGCGACGATGACCGGCACGAACTTCTCGTCTTGGTACAACGCCAGCGAGGGGACGTTCTTCGCCAGCTTTGAGGCATCGCCCAACACGTTCACGACCTACCTCGCTGCGTCCAACGGCGTGGTGGCGCAGAACTCCATGCACATGGATAACGACGGCGTTGGTAACATGCGCGCTACCTACTATTCTGGGTCTTCGCAGGTCGCGCCACTAGTACTTGGCCCGGTAGGTACAATTGGCGCGGTCAACAACATGGCCACGGCCTACAAGGTCAATGACTTTGCCGCATCGCGCAATGGTGGGACGGCGGTAGTTGATACTCTGGGGGCGTTGCCAGTCGGCGTTGTGCAGCTTAACATCGGCGCTGATCCCAGCGGCGCTGCAACCAACGTCACCAACACACACATCCGCCAGATTGCCTACTTCAACACACGCCTACCGGATGCGCGGCTTGAGGCGCTTACGGCCCCGCCGCCGACGCTCAGCCTTGACTTCCTCAATGACGTTTATGAGGGCTAACCCGTGACCGCGTACTCATTCTCTCAGTTGATCGACTACACCCGCGTGTCCTCGGGTGCGAACCTCTCCGCTGGCACGTTCGTTGGTAGCAATGGCCTGATCCAGAACAGCCCGCAGTCGCGGAACGTACTGCTTTACACGCAGGAGTTCGACAACGCGGCTTGGGTGAAGAGCAGCGTTACCCCCACGGCAAACAGCGTGGATGCGCCTGACGGCACGATGACGGCGGATACGCTGACCGCTACCGGCGCGAACGGCACGACGCTCCAGACCTATACCGCGATCAGCGCGCCGTACGTGTATTCCGTGTGGCTGCGCCGCCTCACCGGCACCGGGAACGTCCAGATCACGGTCGATGGGACGACTTACGTAACGGTAGCGGTCACGACGACGTGGACGCGCTTCAATACTATTCTGATGGCGCTGGCTGGCTCTCGCACGGCGGGGGTGCGGATCGTCACATCCGGTGATGCGGTCTATGCTTGGGGCGCACAACTCGAAATCATCCCCGACGCAAGCCTGACACTGGGCAGCGAACTTATCAGCAGCGGTGTGATTGGTTTAATCGGCAGTGCTACGGCGGCAACCTACAACACGGGTACAGGCGCTGGTAGCGTGACTCGCGGTGTTGATGTAAACAACCAGTCGTTTGTCCAGTGGAGCGGTCTCAGCGGTAACTACCGAGCCAATATAACCCTCAATTCAGGCACTGGCGTCGGTATTCGTTCCGGAAATTATGCGGGTAGCGCTTACATGACCGCTCAGGCTGGATCAGAAACCCTTACGGGCTACATCCCTGACATTGCCGGCCTGATTACAATTACCAGCAGTATCACTACGGCCACGTTTACGCTCAACTCGTTCCGCCAGATCACTGGTACGGTCGGTATGCCTACAGACTACACGCGCAACGTCGGTGGTCGGTTCCAACCGCGCTTTGACTATGATCCGCTTTCCCTTCAGCCGCGTGGCATCCTGATCGAAGAGCAGCGGGCCAATTTCCTGACGTACAGCGAGGATATTTCCAATGCTGTTATTTGGCAAACGTCTGGTGGCACTATTGGGGCAGATAGCACCGCCTCACCAAGCGGCGTAACCAACGCTGATGCGCTGACCGAAGACCTATCGACGGGCTTCCACCAGACATTCCAAGTTTATACCGCCCCCGCTACGGGGCCGGCTACTTTTTCGGTCTACGTCAAAGCAAACGGTCGAACGAAGTTGGATGTTGCCGGAAACTGGCTGTTGGGGACTGGCAGTTTTGATCTTGCGACCGGCACTGTGACAGGCGCTAACCGCATCATTCAGGCTCTCGGAAACGGTTGGTTTCGCTGTATATTTAGCTCCGACTTTCCTGATACGATACCGCGCGCTTATGCAATCCGTATGCTCGACGCTGCGGGGAGCCAATCGTACACGGGTGATGGCACTAGCGGTATCTACATCTGGGGTGCGCAACTCGAAGCTGGGACATTCCCTACCAGCTACATGCCCACAGTTATCAACCAAGTGACGCGTACGCGCGACCAGTTGGATATTGTCGCGCCCATGTACGCACCTTGGTATAACGCGGCTCAGGGGACGCTGGTCGCAGAGTTTTCGTTCCTACCGCGAACGCTGACCGGAACGATACAGATCGTCAACAATGGGAATGCGGATGGCCGGTGGGCCAATAGCGTTTCCGGCTCTATCCGCATGTTTGACGGGACGAACACGGCGACCGCTGGGAGCGTTGGCGTTCTGGGTGCCGTCAACAAGACGGCTTCTGCCCTGTCGTCGTCTGGCATGGCTATCTCGCTTAACGGCGTTGCTCCGGGGACGGCAGCGTACGACGGGGCGTTTGGCTCGGAGGTGGCTCTGTCTATCGGCGGCGGTTCCGGGACTACTATAAGCGGCCACTTCCGCCGCCTCACTTACTACCCCACCCGTCTCAGCAACTCCCAATTGCAGGCACTTACAGCATGAGCGATCTGTTCCTCTACGCCCCCACCGAAGCCGATATGAACGCTGCGCTGCTGGCGGCTGGCGTCATTGACGAGAATGGCAACCCGCCGTACGGTGTCGCGATAGATCAGATCGGGCCGTTTCAGCGCATCACCGGCTACGACGATGAGGGCAATCCCATCTTCACCAACTACCCGGATTGGCACACCAACCTGTGCGGTAGCTTCACTGAAGAGCAACTGACCGCTCTCGATCCGCTGCGGGTCTACCCGCTGGTGCCGTACCGGGTGTTCGGGTGATGAGACCTTCACGAGGGATGGGCGCTGTGCGCGCGTCCAAAATGCCGGGTAAGAAGACGGTCAAGCGGAAGGACAAGCCGCAGGACGTCGATATGTATGCCAAGGGCGGTGAGTCGCGTGTAAACGAGGCAGGCAACTACACCAAACCAAGTATGCGTAAGGCGTTGTTCAACTCCATCAAGGCGGGCGGCAAGGGCGGCTCTCCGGGGCAGTGGAGCGCACGCAAAGCGCAAATGCTGGCGCAGCAGTACAAAGCCAAGGGTGGGGGGTATAAGGACTGATGAAGAAGCCCCAGCAAAGCCTGAAGAAGTGGACACAGGAGGACTGGGGTACCAAATCAGGCAAACCCTCTACTCAAGGGCCCAAGGCAACAGGTGAACGATACCTACCAAAGAAAGCGCGTGAATCTCTGACCACTTCAGAGTATGCTGCTACCACCAAAGCGAAGCGTGAGGGTAAAGCCAAGGGCAAGCAGTTCGTGGCACAGCCTAAGCGAATCGCTAAAAAGACGGCGAAGTTCAGATGACCACCAGTGGCACCACCACGTTCAACCTCAACTTGAACGAGCTGTTTGAAGAAGCCTTCGAGCAGTGCGGTGCCGAACTGCGCTCTGGTTATGACTTCCGCACGGCGCGGCGCAGCCTCAACCTCCTGACCATCGAGTGGGCTAACCGGGGTATCAACCTCTGGACCGTGGATCAGGGCTCCATCAATATGGTGGAAGGGCAGGCCGTGTATGACCTCCCGGTGGATACCATTGACCTTATCGAGCATGTTATCCGCACCCAGAACGGACAACCGGGGCAGCAAGACATCAGCATCAGCCGTATCTCGGTTGATACCTACGCTACCATCCCGAACAAGAACACTCAGGGACGCCCCATTCAGGTGTGGATCAACCGCCGGTCGGGCACCGACTACCCGACTACTGGGGTTGCTGCGCCGCAGATCAACGTGTGGCCCACCCCGGACCAGAACAACCTCTACACCTTTGTCTACTGGCGGCTGCGCCGTATTCAGGACGCGGGCACTGGTGTTACCACGCAGGACATTCCGTTCCGCTTCATTCCCTGCCTTGTGGCGGGGCTGGCCTACCATCTGTCTATGAAGATACCCGGTGCCATGGAGCGCGGTGCTATCCTGAAAGCACGCTACGAAGAACTTTGGCAGCAAGCCGCAGACGAAGACCGTGAGAAGGCCCCGCTGCGCATCGCTCCACGTCAGTATTTCCGGTAAACCATGCTCTCCAGCCCACTGTTTTTGGCATGGGCTGCGGGGTTTTTCGACGGCGAAGGCTCTGTTTTCGTTGAGGTGGCTAGGCATAAGAACGCCCGACATGGGGTGCGTAACGCGCTACATGCGTCCGTTACCCAGACATCGCTCCCATGCTTGAACCTATTAAAGGAGCATTTCGGCGGGAGCATAGTGACTATAACCTACACCCGCCGGCACAATATGAACAACTCTGTGTGCTACATCTGGCGCTTACTTAACAAAGACGCATTACCCTTCCTTGAAGCCATAGCTCCTTATGTGGTAGTGAAGAAGGAGCAAGTAGAGTTAGCGGTCCAATACCCATTTACGTCGGCAGATGGCAGGAACTACGGGGGTAGACACAACCCTCTCCCTGACGAGGTCCATAACCGCCGTATGGAGATAGGACGAAAACTTAGGGATATCCGGGCGTCGATGAAGACAAGCTCGGTAGTGAGGGAGGATGTAAGTGCCTAATCGCTTTGCCTCCGGCAAAAAGGCTATCGCAGAGTGCGATATCTGCGCGCAGCGGTATCAGCTGAAGCAGCTACGCAAACTCGTGGTTAAGGGTAAGAACATCAACGCTCTTGCCTGCCCCGAGTGCTGGAACCCTGACCATCCGCAGCTGATGCTGGGTACGTTCCCAATTGATGACCCGCAAGCGCTGCGCGACCCACGACCCGACGTCAGCTACAAACAGAGCGGCTTCGACGTCAACGGCTTCCCCAGCGAAGGTAGCCGTATCATTCAGTGGGGCTGGGCCCCTGTCGGTCTTAGCAACCCCTTGGGTTTATCCGGACTGGAAAATGCGCTAATAGGGGTAAGCGCCGTAGGCACTGTAACGGTACAGACATAGGGGTAAGTCATGGCTAAGGGTGGTAAGACAAACGCACAGATGCTGGCAATGGGTCGTAACCTCGCCAAGATCGCCAACCAGAAGAGCGGCAAGAAGCCGGTCAAAGACATGGGTAAGGTGAACAAGAATGGATAAGAAAATGCCGAAGGTCATGCCGGTTGGTGCCAACAACTGCGGCTACCCCAACAACGTCGCCAACACCCAAACCCAGAAAATCCGTGGCACTGGTGCCGCGACCAAGGGCACTGGGCATAGCAAGAAAATGGGCTGATGAACTACGTTCAGCTTTTTGAGACGATCAAAGGGTATGTCGAGAACGACTTCCCTGACACTACATGGAACGGCTCCGCCGGCTCCACAGTAACGCTGACGTCCAAAGAGCAGATCGACACGTTCATCCAGCAGGCTGAGCAGCGCATCTTCAACACGGTCCAACTTCTGGACCTGCGCAAGAACGTAACCGGCAACTGCACTACGGGTAACAAGTATCTCTCAGTACCGTCCGACTGGCTGGCTAACTTCTCGCTCGCCGTCATCGACGCTCTGGGCAACTACGAGTACCTGCTCAACAAGGATGTGAACTACATCCGCGCAGCGTTCCCCAACCCCGCTGACACTGGGCAACCCACCCATTACGCCTACTTCGACGAGAACTCCTACATCCTCGGCCCCACGCCTAACGCGAACTACTCCGTGGAGCTTCACTACTTCTACTACCCACCGTCTATCGTGACGGCGGGCACATCGTGGTTGGGTGATAACTTCGAATCTGTGCTACTCTATGGTTCGCTTCTCGAAGCCTACACCTTCATGAAGGGTGAAGCAGACGTCCTCGCCGGGTACCAGAAGCGGTACGACGACGCGTTGGATATGCTGAAGCAGTTGGGCGAGGGCAAGAACCGCGCCGATATGTATCGTAGCGGACAAGCCCGCTACCCTGTGAGGTAACATGTTCAACACCGCAACAAGTGACGTCGGTAACGTACTGGTCATGACTACCCAAGGGCGCGGTTCCTCGCCCGAGGAGATTGCTGAGCGCGCTCTCGACAAGATTATCTACGTAGGTAGTCAGACGCATCCAGCTATCCGAGAGCAGGCGGAAGCATATAGGGACAACATCCGTAAGGTGTTGGTGTACTACATGCACGAGACTATTCGGGCGCATAACGTCACTCTGGTGAACAGATTTAACCAAGCAGGTCATCCAGAGCTGACCTCGATCCTCGACGTATAAGGAGGCTATAATGCCGATTGACCAGACACTGGCTTCATCGTTCAAGGCAGAAGTTATGCTTGGGGTGCATGACTTCCGCGCAAGCGGCGGTGATACGTTCAAACTGGCGCTGTATACCGCGTCAGCTACCCTTAACGCTAATACGACCGCGTACACCACGTCGAACGAAGTTTCGTCGTCGGGCACGAACTACACGGCTGGTGGTGGTACACTGGCTAATCTCGGCGTTACGACTGTCAACACTAGTACGACCGCAGGTACTGGCCTTACCGACTTTACGGACCTGACCTTCTCCGCTGCAACCATCACGGCTCGCGGTGCGTTGATCTACAACACCACGCCATCGGCTACGTCGAACGCGGGCACTACGCTGACTAACCCTGCGGTGGCTATATTGGACTTCGGTTCGGATAAGACCTCTACGGCTGGTGACTTCACCATCGTGTTCCCTGCGGCTACTGCGGGTGCGGCCATTATCAGGATTTCGTGATGATCGAAGAGCTTATCAGCCGGGTGTTCTACGCCCGCAACGTAGCTCACTTCGAACACTGGACCGCTAACGGCGTCGGCGCTTTCGCGCGCCACCAAGCATTGGGTAGCTTCTACGAGGACGTCATCGAGGCTCTGGATAGCTTGGTAGAGGCATATCAAGGAGCGTTCGAGCTTATCGGCCCAGTGCGCGCTCCGAAGACCAAGGCGTCTGAAATCCTCCTCATCCTTACCGAGGATGCAGCGTGGATCGAGAAGAACCATGAAGCCATCTGCAAGGGCAACCGTGCCGTGGCTAACCTCGTTGACGGTGTGACGGAGACCTACCTGACCACCATCTACAAGTTGCGGAACCTGATGTAATGGCGTTCAAGCTTGGCAAACGCTCCATGGACCGGCTTACCGGGGTGCATCCTGACCTCGTGGCCGTGGTGCATCGCGCCATCTCCCGCTCCGAGATTGACTTCACGGTCATCGAAGGCATCCGCACGGCGGACCGCCAACGTCAGTTGGTCAAGGCTGGTGCGTCTAAAACCATGGACTCTCGCCATCTGACTGGTCACGCTGTTGACCTCGCCGCTTGGGTCGGTGGCACTGTGCGTTGGGACTGGGGTCTGTACCTGAAGATTGCCGAGGCGATGCGCGCTGCATCGAACGAGCTTGGCACCCCTATCCGCTGGGGCGGTACGTGGGGTCTACTGAGCAATATCGAAGGGCCGATTACCGCCGAGGTGCTACACAAGCGGTTCCCCGATGGGCCGCATTTTGAGTTGTGGAAACAGAAGTACCCATAAGGAGAAGACCATGAATAGGGACCAGATTTTCGGCGTGATCCGTACCGTGGCAGCTGCTGGGTTCGGTTTTCTGGCTGGTAAAGGCTATTTGGACGCCTCGATGGTTGAGGCGCTGTCCGGTGCCATTGCTACCATCGCCGTCGCTGTGTGGTCGGTGACTTCCAAGAAGTGAAGTTTCTCTCGGGCCTCCTGTCCCTGCTTTCACTGCTATTTAGTGAATGGGTTCGCGCCCGTGCAAAGCAGGAGGGTCACGACAAGGCACAGGAACAACTCGATGCAAATGTCAGAAAGGCTGAAGCCGCTGTTGATGCTGATGACCTTGCTCGTGTTGACCGGTTGCGTAACCGGTTCGACCGCAATCGTGGGTGACTACTGCCGTATCGCAAAACCCATTGGGTATGATAGTAAGCGGGACACGCCGGAAACGGTGAAAGCGGTAGAGATACACAACAGCCAGTGGGTGTGCGTCTGCGAAAACGACTGCCCGGTGGAGAGTAAGTAACCATGGTCACCTACTACGTAGATTATGAAGGCGGCAACGACGCCAGTGCGGGTACCAGCTTCGCCACGCGCTGGCAGACGCTGACTAACGGCGCTACGGCTGCGCGCATCGCGCCGGGTGATGAAATCCGCGTCATGGCTTCGCCCGATCCTACGTCTATAGGCAACGCCACTTGGACGGGCGGGGGCAGGCCGGGGGCTTTGGCGATTACGTCGTCTACCAACGCCTCGCCTATCGTTATCACGACAACGGCAGCACACGGGTTGGTGACGGGCGACTACGTGATGATTGCGGGCCATGCGACTAATACAAACGCCCTCGGCGTGTGGCTCGTCGGCACGACGCCCACCAGCACTACGTTTCAAATCCTCCAGATCAACGGTGCGAACACCACCGGTAACGGCGCGGGCACGGGTGGCACCTTCACTAACGTCGATAACGTCATAGTTAAGACAGCAACTCCGCTGGTGCAGAACATCGCTCTGTGTGGTGGCCGGGGCCAAAAACCGGTGTGGACTGCCAGCGCCAATGTGACCGCAACTCAGGATATAGGCAATTTCAAAGAGGGCAATAGCTCTGCGTCGATTGCTATTGCCGCCGGCTTTACCACCGGCAAGGCTGCATATTACACACTCCCCTCGACCCTTGACCTCTCAGGCTACCAGCAAGTCTCGTTCTGGGTGCGGCAGACAGCAGGTACCATCGGCGCTGCGGGTGCAGTCTACGTGGCGCTCTGCACTGACACGATTGGCGACACGGTAGCACACACTTGCAACGTGCCCGCCCTCGGTAATACCGCTGTGTGGTTCCCGGTAACCGTCAACCTCGGCACCAACCTTAACAGTGCAATCCAATCCGTCGCGTTCTACGTTGTTACTGACAACGGCGCGCAGACTTTCTTGTTGGACAATATCACTGCTGGAAAGGCCGCTTCGTCTGCGGACAGCGTTACCCTTACGTCGCTCATCTCCAAGTCTGACGGCACGGGCGACGAGGCGTGGTACGCCATTCAAAGCCTCAACAACGACGCCATCATGCTTGCCAACTATAATAACGTAACTTCAGCCAGCAACGAACTTAGAGGCTACAACGGAACCACGGAGACGGTCACCACATACAAACGCGAAACTATAAAGACCACCCCACAGACATCAACTGACGCCAACGGTCTGGGTATCATCAACGATAGCGGCACTGTTGGTAACGTCATCGCGTATAGTGGCGGCTGGAACCGGACAGATATGTCTACGCGGACAGGCGTGACGTGGCTCGACGGGCAGAATGGAGCCGGTCGTGGTATGACCACTACTACTACCCGAAGCAATATTACGGTGGATCGCCTTAACTTCTGCCGCTATTATCGTGGTTTGTATTTTTTCTCTACATCCATCACAACCCTAAGCAACATGTACGCTACGGCTAACACCGAAGTCGGGCTTGATATTGAGAATACCTCTTTCCGTATCTCCATAACAAACTTGTGGTCTACCAACAACTATGTCGGCGTAACTATTGCTGGGTCTTATATACAGATCGACACGCCAAAGCTCGTTAGCAATAACTCACTAGTTGGTATGTTCTTCAACACCGCTAGATTTGTAGAGATTGGTTCACTAATCGCCGGTAATAACTCGAACTCTGCTACGATTGGCAATCTCCGTTATATAAACGCTGTAAACGTCACCATACAATCAGCAACTATCGACAGATCGGAAGGCCCTGCTTTTGCGCTAAACGGGTCAAATAACTGCTTTGTAAATGGCGGAAGCTCATCGAATAACGCCGCTGGGGGGGTATCCGCGCCCCAAGCATCTGCGTCTTCTCTGTACCTCAACAATTTCACCATTAACGAGGCGACAGAGTTTTCAAGTGGCATCGGTGGTGGGTTCCTGTACTCCAACCGCCACGATAACACCGACAATAATAGCTGGATTTGGCAGGCTGGTATGGGCACGATCAACCAGCAGACGGCAGTTGTGGACAGCCCCGCGACGACGGCGTGGCAGATGCGACCCACAAGCACCACCAATACCACCGCTACTAGCCCGCTAGTGTTGAAGATTGGTACGGTTGTCTGCGCGGCTAGCAGCCTTGTGACGGTAACGGCCCGTATGCGTCGTAACAACACCAGCCTGACCATGCGCTTGATCTGCCCCGGTGGTCAGATTAGCGGCGTTGCGACGGACGTGTTCTCCGACATGACAGCGGCTATAAACACATGGGAAACCGTGACGATCACGTTCACGCCCACCAAGCCCGGTGCGGTAAACATCTACGCCTATGCATTTGGTGGCGCGTCGCTCAGCGGCTTCGTCTCCAACCTGACAGCCGCGCAGGCGTAAGGAAGTGGCCGTGTATCAGATCATCGACCAAGAGCAGGACGAAGCCGGCAAGTGGCGCTACCGCGTCAGCATCGACGGTGAGGCCATCATGTTCAAGTGGGACGAGCCTGTGGATGATGCTGTCGTTCAGGCCGAGGCCGCACGCTATGCTCTGATGCGGGAGCAGGCCAATGCCACTTCCGACCCGGAGTGATGTCCAAACCCTAGACTTCACTGGCCTCGGCCAGCCTGCGGCGTACATCGAGGCGAAGAACCTTTCTCCGTCGTCCGCGACTTTAGACTACACACTACAAGCACAACCGGTTTACGGTCTGTCCTCCGGCGCAAGTGGGAACGTAACGGTCAATGTAACCGGTGTACCCGCAACCGCTGTCGCTGGCACCGTTACTGCTACAGGCGCAGCCAACATCACTCCGACAGGCGTGCCTGCCACCGCTGTTGCTGGCAGCGTAACCGTCGTTGGTAAAGCCAACGTCACCCTGACCGGTGTACCCGCAACCGCTGTCGCTGGCACCGTAACCGTCGTCGGTAAAGCCAACGTCACCCCGACTGGCGTAACTGCCACTGCCGTTGCTGGCACCGTAACTGTATCAGGTAAAGCCAACGTCACCCCGACTGGCGTAACTGCCACTGCCGACGTAGGCACGGTCACCGTTACTCTGGCTGGCAATGTTTCCGTTGTTCTGACGGGCATCGAAGCTCTAGTCATCGCAGGCACGGTCACCGTCGTCGGTAAAGCCAACACTACACTTACTGGTGTAGCGGCTTCTGGTGTTGCGGGTACCGCCACGGTTGTTGGTAGAGCCAGCACTACACTTACCGGCGTAGAGGCTTCCGGCGTTGCCGGCACGGTTACCGTCGTTGGTAAAGCCAACACCACCCCGACCGGCATAGCCGCCACTGCTGTTGCTGGCATTGTTACGGTTAATACTTCCGTAAGCGTTTCCGTCATCCTGACCGGCGTTGAAGCGCAAGGCATAGTCGGTACGGTTACTACTAACTCGGCCTATGCTGTAACGGGCGTGTCAGCCACTGCACTGGTGGGGTCCGTAGGTGAGTTCTCGAATGTACAGGTAGACCTCACTGGCGTTTCAGCTATCGGTGTAGTAGCTAGCGTACTTGTCTGGGGTGTGATTAACGACAATCAAAGTCCAAATTGGCAGGTGGTGGACGACTCACAAACCGGCACATGGGGTGTGATTAACGACAGCCAGAGTCCAAACTGGCAACTGGTGGACGACTCGCAAACTACCGCGTGGGGTGCTATAAACGACACCAACACTGTGGTATGGACCGAGATACCGACGTGAGGACTGGTAATGCCAAGCACTTATAGCAACCTTAAAATCCAGCTGATGACCACGGGTGAGAACAACACCACTTGGGGCACCATCACCAACACCAACCTCGGCACGGCTATTGAAGAAGCCATCACGGGTTCGGCGGATGTGACCTTCGCTAGTGCCAACGTCACCCTGACTCTTACTGACACGAACACCAGCCAGACTGCGCGCAACCTACGACTGCGCTGCACTGGTACGACGGGCGGAGCCCGCGACCTCATCGTCCCCTCCATCGAGAAGGCGTATATCGTCGTCAACGACTGCGCGGATACGATTACGGTCAAGAACGCCACCGGCACTGGTGTGGCTGTACCGGCAGGTCAGAGCCTCTGGGTATTCAACAACGGCACCAACGTGGTGAACGTCGTTACGTACTTGTCCTCGGTCACGCTTGGCTCCGCCCTTTCCGTTGCCTCCGGTGGTACTGGCGCTGGGACCCTCACAGGTGTCGTCATTGGTACTGGAACGACCGCCTTCACAACGAAGGCTAACCCTACGGGTGCGTTTGTCGGAGACACCGACGCGCAGACGCTGACCAACAAAACGATTGTCCTCGCCAACAACACGGTTAACTACACCCCGCAGGGTAGTAACACGGTCACCCGCACTGTGCAGGCGAAACTGCACGACACAATCTCCGTGGCAGACTATACCAGTCTCACCAACGCCATCACGGCGGCCAAGGTGAGCGGACGCCCGACGGTTATTCTGGTCAACGGCGACATCACCGTGACATCGACCATTGTCGTGGACGCACCCAACATCACGTTGCAAGGCGCAGGCGACGACAGCTCCCATGATGTGGGGACGCAAGGTGCAGGTGCGCGGGCTAAGCTGATCTGGGCGGGCAGTGCAGGCGGCACGGTGTTGCAGTTTGCAAGCCCAGTGGGTGCGGGCAATCAGGCGTGTGGAGGCGGCGGCGCGACTGGCCTGTACATCGCTTGCGGCAACAGTGCGGCTATCGGCCTGCAAGTGCTGTCATGGCGCAAAGGTACGTTCGAAAACCTGCACTTTGATAACCCGACTACGGTCGGTCTTGATGTCGGCGTGGTGGCCACACTGGGTGAAGCGCGGGACACGCAGAACTGCTATTTCCGAAACCTGAGTAGCCGTCACGCTGAAGTGACTGGCGGCACCGGCGGTCTGATCCGGTTGGGCGGAGACGCGACGGCCAACACCTCGCTGAATATGTTTGAACAGTTGGATTGCCTGTTCCTCAACGGCACCGCCTACTTGTTCAACAACAGTGACAACAACCATTTCATCCGCATCCGGGCTTTCCGAGTGAGCGGCACCGGAAATGCTATCGTGTTCAACGGCAGCAACGTCAGTGCGGCGGAGGCGGCCCGCTCCAACATTATCACGCACATCAGCACGAACGGCCCCCTGCCGATCCTCTGCCGTGGCACAACCACCTTTACGCACCCCAGCATCGACAACAACGTACTGATGCTGGACTTCGACAACGGCTACACCCCGCCGACCATCGAAACCGGCGCGTCGGCTACTTGGAGCGATACACGGGGATTGCAATCGCGCTTCGGCTACGTAGGCGTGTCCGCTGGCGATGACATCACCAACACGTTGGCCGCCGAAGCACGGCTAGGTACTAGCACCCTGCACGTCGTCAACGGTAGCACCGATCATATCCAGCTGTCGAACGCTGCCAACTCTGCCCGTTGGGGTATGAGTATCGACGGCAGTGGTAACCTACGCCTCCCCCGTCTTGCCGGTACCGGCGTTTTCACTATCGGCCAAAACACAACGCTGGACGCTAACGTCTCCGTCGTCGACACCGGTACGATTGCTGCGACGTCTCCGGGCTTCCGTGGCGTTCCTCAGAACAGCCAAACTGGGGCTTATACGCTGGTGCTTACCGATGCGGGTAAGCATATCAGTAACACCACGGGCGGCTTCGCTATCCCGTCAAACGGTGCGCCCAATAACGTGCCCTTCCCTGTTGGTACAACCATTGTGCTATACAACAACAGTGGTACTGCGCAGAACATTACCATAACGAGTGACACTCTACGCTTGGCAGGTACAGCAACGGCTGGCTCTCCTAGGTCTCTAGCGCAGCGCGGCCTCGCAACTTGCGTCAAAGTAGCGACTACTGAGTGGGTTGTTTCGGGTAACGTGACATGACCGGCGTGCTTTGTGTCATGGCTGGCGCAAGCAGCGGCCCACTTATCCAGCTCACCACCCCGCGTACTATTTCTTATAGCTCCGGGGGTCTATTTCAGGCGGTTGCGGGGTACCGCGTCGATAGTGACGCGTTCGTCTATACCGCTGCCAACTTCAACGGCGTATATACGGCGTCTGAGCAATGGGATAGCGACCCCTCCACCGTGGGTAACTACGAGGTTCGGGCTACGTTGTTTTCAGGTGATACTCCGACCGGCAGCGCACTGGCCCCTAGCTGGCTGCTCTTGTCGTCGGATCGAACTTGGGAACTTGTTGCGTCGCCCGGTAACGTCTTGTCGTGTACTCTGACCATAGATATTAGAGATACAGCTACAAGCACGATTCGCGCTACGGCAACAGTCGATCTTTTTGCGAGCGCTCTCTAATGAGCCAGTTCATAAAGCTTCAGTTCAAGCCCGGTGTGAACCGGGACCAGACCAACTACTCCAATGAGGGTGGGTGGTACGAGTGCGACAAGATCAGGTTCCGCTCTGGCTATCCGGAGAAGATTGGCGGCTGGGCCAAGAGTTCTCCGACCCCCATCCTCGGGGTCTGCCGTCAGATGTGGAATTGGGTTACCACGTTCTCTGACAACCTGCTGGCGCTGGGCACCAACGAGAAGCTCTACATCGAGATAGCCGGCAACTTCTACAACATCACTCCGTTGCGGGCGACGTTGACCTCCCCGACGACCAACAACTGCATCTTCCTGACTTCAGGGTCGAATGTGGTTACGGTAACGCTGCCCAGCGCCCACGGCGCAGCAACTGGTAGCTACGTACAGATATCGGGGGTAGTCGGCCCGCTTTTTGGTGTCCCGGCTTCAGAGATTAACGGCAACCATCAAATTACGGTGGTAGATGGGAACACCTTCACCTTCGTTATTGCTACGGCGGCGAGTGTATCACTGACACTGGACTTTCTCACTGGGACCTACATCTCAGACTCTCTCCTTGCGGGCGCTGGCGGTACAGCCATTACCCTTGAGTTCGAGATTGAGCCGGGTAATGCAATCCTGACCGCTGGCTATGGTTGGGGTGTGGGTACTTGGGGGCGAGATACGTGGGGCCTCGGCACCACAGGTGCGCCGATATTCCTGCCACAGCGTGACTGGTGGTTCGACAACTTCGACAACGACCTTGTGGCCAACATCCGCAACGGTCCCGGTTACTGGTGGGAGCGCGGCACTCTAGACGACCCGACCTCGGCACTGGCTACACGGGCAATCACTCTGCAAGCGTACGCAACGGCTAACGGCGACGACCCTAACGCGGTTCCGGCGCAAATCATGCAGCTGTTGGTGTCGCAGCAGGACAGGCATCTTATCGCCTTTGGCGCGGTCCCGTTCGGTTCGACCAACGTGGCGGACTTCGATCCCCTGCTTATTCGCTGGGCCGATCAAGATACCCCCAGCGACTGGACGCCAACGACAACTAACACCGCTGGCGACATTCGGGTCTCGCGTGGGTCTCGGATTGTGCGCGCACTGCCGACCCGGCAGGAAGTCTTGGTTTTCACCGACACCCACCTCTACACCTTGCAGTTCCTCGGTACGACGGACGTCTTCGGGCTTCAGGAATACGCGGACAACGTCTCCATCATGTCTCCCCGCGCTGTGGTGACAGCGGCCAACATTGTCTACTGGATGGGACAGGATAAGTTCTACATCTACACAGGTCGCGTCGAGACGCTCCCCTGCACTCTGCGTAACCACGTATTCAAGGACTTCAACTTCGATCAAGCCGATCAGGTTGTCTGCGGCACCAACGAGCAATGGAACGAAGTCTGGTGGTTCTACCCGACCGCCAGTAGCGACTTCAACAACGCCTACGTCATCTTCAACTACCTCGAACGTGCGTGGTACTACGGCTATCTTCCTCGGACGGCATGGCTGGACACGTCTTTGCGGTTTGTTCCGCAGGCGGCTAACACTGACCTGACTACGGGGATTGGCTATATCTACTCCCATGAGACTGGTGTGGACGATGACGGCGTGGCTATGAATAGCTTCATTCGTTCGTCGGACTTCGATCTTGGTGAGGGCGACCAGTTCATGTTGACGCGGCGCATCATCCCGGACGTGAACTTTGAAGGCTCAACGGTTGCGTCCCCTGAAGCTACGCTTAGCATCTTCCCCCGTAACTTCCCCGGTGGTCCTACATACACCGACCCGGCGGACGCGCAGCGGGTTATTGCCTCGACGCTTACCCAGTACACCCCACAGGTGTTTATCCGCGCCCGTGCGCGGCAGATGGCGCTTCAGATTTCGTCAAACACACTGGGTGCGCAGTGGCAGCTGGGTAACCCTCGCCTCGACCTGCGCCCGGACGGTAGGCGGTAAATGGCTCTAACCAAGTTCCGCGCGGCACCACTGCCCAACCCCACCGCTACGTGGGACCCGCAGTATATGCGGCAGGTTATACGCGTTCTGGAAGCCTACTTCTCCCAGCTGGACTCGAAGACGCCCAACTACGCCGAGAGCTACACGGCGGACAACTTCTACGGTGGGTTTCTCCATGGTGACGGCACCAGCGTCACTGTCCCATACAACCAATTCCAGAGTAATGTTAACCAGACTGCCGCCGCGATTGATGTCGCCTACGCTGTTACCTACACCCAGTCAGATTTTACCGGTGGCATCACGCTCAGCAGCGGGTCACGACTCACGGTGCCTTTTGCGGGCATTTACACAGTTAGTTTTAGTATCCAGTTCAAGAACACGACCAACGCTACGCAAGACATCGACATCTGGATACGCAAAAATGGGACTGACATCCCCGACACCAACAGCCGGTTTTCTATTGTAGCGCGTAAAGGTGCTGGTAACCCATCGCACTTAATTGCTGTGACACCCGTCATGGTTAGCCTAGTTGCGAATGACTACATCGAAGTCATGTGGCATGTCACAGACACAGGCGTGTCTATAGAACATTTCCCAGCGGTAACTGCTGTTCCGGGTACAACCCCTGCGCACCCTGCTACACCTTCGGTTATCGTACAGGTCGAGTTTACGTCAAAGGCTACGTGATGTGTAAGGTGTTTTGCTTTTGGGTGTTTCGAGGTATAAGCGTAGACGCAAGGTAGGATGACCACGATGAACTACTCTTCCGCAGCTGGGGAGCTTAGCAGCAGGGGCCGTAACGGCGACTCCATGCTGGTGCATATGACTCCCGGCGAGGTCGGCGGTCTCCAGAGTCTTGCCATGGCCATGGGCGGTTCGCTCACGCTGAACCCCGACACCGGCTTGCCCGAAGCCAACATCCTGAAGAAACTCCTCCCGACCATCCTCGGTGCGGGCCTTAGCTTTATCCCCGGTATCGGTCCCCTTGCTGCTGCGGGCATAGTTGGTCTGGGCCAGACCGCGCTTACTGGCGATATCCGTAAGGGGCTTATGGCTGGCCTCGGTGCGTTCGGCGGCGCTTCTCTTGCTGGTGCTGTTACACCGGGAGTTACTACTGCGGCGATACCCGGTACAACGGGCACTGCGGCAAATATAGGTACGGGCATTACTACGCCGCTCTCCGGTGCAACGGGCACTGCGGCAAATATAGGCGCGGGCGTTACTGGTGCTTCGGGCCTTAGCGCCGCAGTGCCAAACGCACTT